GCGGCCGCCCCGAGAGCAGCCACGCGCGCCCGCACGGCGGGGGTGGGGGGCAGCGCGATCGTCTGCCCGGTCGCGCTGTCCGTGAAGTCGTACGCGCCGTCCGGGCGCTCTTCGAAGCGGTCGTAGGGCATGGCTCAGTACATCCCTTCCCACCCACCGCCGCCGTAGCTCTGCCCGGTGTACGTGCCTGCGTTGTACGACCCCGCGCCCGCGCCGGCCGCCGCTGCGCCTCCGGCCTGCCCGCCGCCGCCGGGCGCCCCGCCGCCGGGCGCCCCGGCCTGTCCCCCGCCGCCCTTGAACCATCCCGAGGACACGCCAGCGCCGAGCACGGAGCCTCCGGCGCCGATGAGCGAGCCCATCAGCCCAGCGTTGCGCGCGGCCGCGGCCTGTTGCGCCGCACTGTTCGCGTTGATGACGGCCGTTTGCCCCTGCATTTGCAGGGCCGCATTCTGATATCCCGCCTGCAACGCGGCCTGTTGCTCCTGAATCGACGAATGCAGCAGACCCATCGAGCGGGCGTCATTCATCTGTCGCGTCGCGAGCTCGTTCTGCGAAATCAGCCCTTGCTTCCCCATGCTCTGCTGTCGCGCGCCGAGGTCGCCCGATCGCATCGCGTTGTACAACGCGCCCTCTTCCTGCCGCGCCTGGGCGATTTCCTGCGCGCGCATGATCGCCGCCTCGCGCGTAGCGCTCTGTGCGGAAAGCGCGGCCTGCCGCTGCGCACCCTGTTGCGCGAGGATCTGAGCGCCCGCGCCGCCCCGCGCGTTCGCTGCGAGCTGCAAGCCCTGCATTTGCGCGTTCTGCAGCCCTTGCTGCGCCTGCAGCGCGGCAACGCTCGGGGCTTTCCCCTCGCGCGCTTCCACGAGCGAACGGGCTAGGTCCTCCTGCCGTCCGCGCGCTTCGATCTGGCGCGCGTAATCGGCTTGCTCCTGGGCCCAATCGAGTCGCGGAGCTCGGCGCGCGTCCGCCGCGGCGCGCTCACCGCGGTAGTCGGTCCCGGTGTTCTCGTACGAGAACGGCGTGAACGTCGGAACGGCCTGCTCACCGACCGGGTTGCCCTGGTCGTCCAGCATTCCGCCGATCATGCCCCCCACGCGCGAGCCGAGGTATCCGCCCGCGACCGTGCCCACGGGACCGAACGAGGAGCCGAGGGCGCCGCCCGCGACTCCGCCACCGATGCTCCCAGCCGTACCGAAGAGTCCCATGTGATCACCCTTTGTTCGTGGTGGGGAGACGGCTCCCCGGAGGCTTGACGCCAATCTCGAATTGCACCGCCGCGAGGTCGAATCCAACCGGCGACGAGACGATCGCGCCGGCCGCCGGAGGGAGCGACGAGATCCGCACCTTGACGGCCGCGCTCTTCTGTCGTGCCACGTGGACCTGCAGCCGCTCGACGGGGAGACCTTCGATCGTGGACGCCGAGCCCGCATCGAACGTGACCGACTGCACGGCCGTGGAATCGTTGAAGTCCACGAAAAACTCGAGCTTGCACGCGTGGTAGGAGAGCTTCTCCCCCACGATCGTCACGCGCCGCAAGCGCTGGAATCCGGCGACTCCGCCCACGTGCACCCAAGGAGTCTCGAGCGTCGCTACCGGATAGACGAGGTCGTCTAGCCCGGGCTCGCCGGCGCCGGCCTCGAAGATGATCCCCTGCTCTGCCGTCGAGAGGATGTGCTTCCCGTTCCACAAGCAATGCGCGAACACGCGACCGGGCTGCGGCACCGGCGGATCCCCGGCCACGCGCCCGTACGTGCGCCATGTGGACCAGCACCCGAAATGGTAGTCGAACACCGCTAGTTGGTTCTGCGACGTCCCGTAGTCGAGGATCGAGTAGACGCGCTGGCGCGGGGCATCGACGATCGAACGGAGAACGGTCGCGCCCTTCGTCTCGTCCTGTACCGGGTCACCGATGTCCGAAATCTGGCCGTCGCCCGTGACCTGCCGAAGGCCGTTGGCCGACAGGAACACGCACCCGCCGGGGTAGACCGCGATCGAGCGCCCGTCCACGCACCCGGTGTCAGCGACGAGCAGCCGAGGGCCGTTGAACGACCCGGCCTGTCCCGTGTCGTTCGGGCCGTCGCCGGATACCACGTAGATTGCGCTCGCCGTGAAGATGAGCAGATTCGTGCCGAGCGGCGCGAGGGCCGTCACGCCACCGGCCGAATCGTCAAGGCGGACCACGAACCCTTCATGGAAGCCGGGCCCCTCGCCTTTCACGATTGGCTTGCTGAAATACACCTTCCGCGGGTCGTCGCACGCTGCGAGCCAGAGACGGTTTCCCCACGAGCACACGGCGCGCGCCCCCGGAACGGGTAGGTTCGCCTGGATCCCGCCATCGGTGTAGAGCGTCCCGTATCCGAGCGCGAGCACGTTTCCGACGTTGTCCGCATAGGCGACCGTCTCGGCCGTCTTGTCGTTGAAGAGCGCGACGGTGCCGATGGTCGGGGGCGGAGTGAGCCGGTAGAAGACGGAGCCACCGGCCTCCGTTCGGAAGACGGCGATCGAAATGTTCTTTCCGACACCCGTTGCCGGGTCTCCCATCCGCGAGAGACCGAGCGTGCGGATCGTCAGGGCCGCTTGCGACGGCGCGCCGGCGCCGCTCGTGTCGTAGGACTCGATCGGGGCCGGAGCGCTCTGCACGATGTTGCCCGCGTCGTCCTGCCATTCGTAGATTGCGGTGTAGAGGTACGCCCCCGGGGGGATGAGCCCGGGTCCGCCTCCGGCCGCTGTCACGAGGGGAGGTGCAGCGAAAGCGACCTCGACATCCGCGGCGCCGTCGTAGCTCCCCGCGTACGCGCCGGGGTGGTACAGGCACCCGCGTTGCTCGACGGGCTGCGAGCGGAGCCCGTCTTGCCGCTGGCGAAAGTCGAACGCAAGGCGGGAGACGTTCGCCGCCGCTGCCTTGGCAGACGCAGGCCCGGGGAACGTCGAGAGGGAAAGCTCGAGCTGGTCTTTGCTGAGCTCCGCCCATTGCTGCGTCGGAAGGCCGAGCGAACCGACAGCACCGAACGGGGAAGCCGTGGTATTCAGGACGCCGCAAAGCTGGAATGCGTTCGGGGAAAGACCCGTGTACCGGTCGACGCAGGCGAGCACGGATGTCCAGACGTTGCCGCCGCGGTCCGCTTCGAGGATGAGCGTCGCGAACGCCCGGCCGTTGATGATCTTCACGCGCGACGTCGCGAGCGCGTTCACGCCGCGCTGGATTGCACCGGCGAGCGTCCCGGCGGAGTCGAGTCCGCGCGCGTAGCAGGCTTTCACGCCGAGGTAGGTCCCCTCGAAAAGCACCACGCAATTCGCCGAATCGTCGATGTCGACGGAGAGGTGCGAGAACGGAGCGACCGCGCCTGCGGCCGTGATCGCGGTGTTGTCGGTCGCGGCCCCGAGGGGATCGGGGAAGAGCGCGCGAAACACGACGTTGCCCGCTGTCTGGTAAGCGACCGCGGTGCCCACCGTCGAGCGTGCCGTGATGCCGAGATACTGGGCGACGACCGGGAGCGTCGTGCCTGCGAGCAGCACGCCTGCCGCGTCGCGATGCTCGACGTACAGCACGCCCGGGGTCGCAGGGTCCGTGTACGTGAGGGCCCATCGCGTCGAATCGCCTTGCACCGGCGCCGCGTCGAATTGCGCCACCGGGGGGAGACCGAGGGGGAAGAGCGTCGATATCTTGGTGGCCGGGTCATAGATGAAAAGCGACAGGATCTGCGACGCGAGGTCTTCCACAACAGTCGCCAGGACGGGACCCAAGGCGAAATGGCAGTAGACCCATCCGGCGCCGGTCGCGAGCGTCGTTTCGTCCTGTACCAGGGCGCCGGTCGCGACGTCCTCCAACTTGAAAACGAGGCGCATGGCCGTCGGGCCCGAGAGCACCGGGGCATCCTGCGCCCCGAAGAGCGTGGACCGAATGCCCGTCGACGTGACGGCGAGTTGCGGCGCCCACGCGCCCGTCTGCGGTGTCGCGGCCGGGAATGTCTGGAAGGTCGCAGGCGCGACGTCACACCGGCGAACCCAGGCCGGCAGGTAGGGAGACCACGTCCAGACATGCGGCAGGTTGTCTTGTCCGTACACGCCGTACGCGAGGAGCTCACCGCCGCGCGTGTCGAGCCAGTCGATCGCCGGGAGGGATTGCGGGGGGAGGTCGTAGGTCTGTGTGGAAGCCGGCTTCTGGTAGCCGTTACGCGGCGTCCACGCGCCCCTCGCGTTCATGACCACGTTTTCAGCGTGCAGCCATCGGCCATCGGCCGGGAGGAGACGCCGATCCACGTCTTGCTGCAGGCCGGACCCTGCGCTGATTTCGAGTTGCTGGACCTCGAGGGGCATCACCACACCCAGACATCCGCGTTGCCCGCTGCAACGCTCGTGAGGTAGAGCCGCTTCTCGTCAGGGGCCTTCGTCTCGAACGCACCCGCGACGTTCGCCGCGTCGGGCCGCGTGATCATCCATCCGGCCGGGACGCGCCCGAGTCCGTGTGCGAGCTCGAACGCACCGGGAGCTGGGAAGGCGACGCGGTCCGGCGTCCGGCCGTTGACGGCTGGGGGCTTCACGCGCTGCGCGCCGGCGAACGGCGCTTTCGCGGGGCGCTGGGCGTCGTCGGTGACTTTCTCGAGCGCGGTGTCGACGCGCGCGTCCCCCGTGCGCACGTACCTCGGCTGAGGGACAGCCGGAGGCGTACCGGGACGGGGCAGGGCGCTCATACCCGCCACCGGCGCCGGTAACCGCCCATGCGCGCGCGCGCGAGCTCGCGAATGCCGCCGCGCACGTCCGTCACCTGTTCGGGCATCCCTTGATCACGCTGGCCAGCGGAAGCGCGGATCCGCGCTTCGAGGCGCGCGCATTCCTCCGCGGCGCCGGACCAATCCGACTCCTCCTTTTTCAGCCACTTCCGCGCGAGATCCCACGCGATCCATTCCTCCCAGCCATTCACGCCATCGTACCAATTGTCCACGGTCGGGGACGGGTCCGTATTCAGGATCGGAATGAACCGGTACGTGACGAGAAACGCCACCTTCGGAACGGGAAGGATCTCGATCTTCGCGAGCGGCGCCGTCCCCGGCGTGCCGGGAAGCCCCTGCGTACCGGTCAGCCGATAGCGGGAATCCTCCGGCTGCGCGTAGCCGAGGATTCCGTCCGAGAGCAGGCCGGCAACGTCCCGCTCCATGAACGGCGAGAGCGCCACGACGCCGGGGACCGTGCTCGTCACGATGTAGATACCGAGCAGCGTCAAAAAGCGCGCGTTCAACGTGTAGAGCTTCGTTCCCGGAACCGTGGTGAACGAATCCTCACTCGACGCGTAGGCTTGGCCGAATGCCTCGCGCAACATGTCCATGAGCGCCTGCGCGCTCGCATCGCACATTTCCACGGCTTCCGCCGCCGAGACGAACGTGGAATTCTCCATGTTCGCTCGACGGCGCGCCTTTGCGATGATGGCGTTTCGCGAGACACCGGCCACGGGTCAGCCCTCGTCCTCTTCCTCGCGCCCGCAGCACGCGACGAAATTCTCGAGCGCCATCGCGACGGCGGACATGTCGAGCCGATCGGGCTTCAACCCGAGCGCTTCCACGAGCGTCCGCGCCGCGTCCTCCATCTCGGAAGGCTCGTCCGTCTCCTCCGCCTCGACCTCCTCGCCCTTCCCGTCTTTCGACGGTCCGAGCGCGATCATGAGCCCCCCGCCCTTCACGTGCTCACCGTCGAGTTTCGGACCGTGAGCGCGAAACTGACCGTCTCGTCCGGCGTGGGATCGAACGGCGCGCCCGCCATGTCGAGCACGACGAATTCGATCCGCCGAAGGTCGACGTCCGATAGCGACGAGTAGTCGCTCATGAGCACGACCGACGGAACGGCCGTCCCGGTGTCAGAGTAGACGTTCCCGTCGAGCCTGACGAAGTCGGTGGGCCAGTTCTCCTTGAACTTGATCCGATACCCGCCCACGCCGGAGCGCGAGACGGATTCAACGGCTTCGCTTCCTGCTTCGAGCGTGGGGGCGCCCACACCGTTGAAGCGGATTCGACCGAGCAAGGTGACGATGAAATCCTTCGAGACCATCGCCGCCCGCTGGCGCGTTTTCGTTCCCATGTGATTCTCCTTTCGAGAGAGGGATCCCCACCGGTTGCCCGGCGGGGTATCGCTCAGAACGTCACGCGAACGACGTGCAGCGGCTCGCGCACGCGGAACTGGCCTCGGTAGCCGACGCGGAATTCGATCGCATCGGCGCTCGCCTCGCGAAGGATCCCCTTGTTGTCGAGCGCGCCGTACTCGAGGAAGCGCGGCGCCTTGCCGAGCGTGCGCAGCTCGAGCACGTCGAGCTTCACCAGGTACGCGGTCCCCTTCGGACAGTCGGGATCCGCGAAGACCTTGAGCGGCTGCGCGTTGCCGGTCCCGACGATCATGAAGCCCTCGTACCCGACAGCTCCACCGTCCGTGGACTTCTCGTAAATCCGCTCGGCCTTCGCGCCGAAGCCGATCGTGATGTCCGAAACGTCGTCCGGGTTCGCGAAGCAGTGCGTGAGCTTCGAGCCACGCACGAACGCGTAGGAGAGCGCCTTCTGCAGCGTCTGATCCTTCGGGCCACCGCCGCCGTTGTACCTCTGCCCGGCGAGGCGCGTGGGCATCACGGAGCGGTCGACACCGAAGAAGTTATCGCCGGCGGTCGGCGCCGTCGCGGGGCACCAGTCCGAGAGACCGGAAATCTTTTTGTTGTAGTCGCCGTCGACGAACAGGTAATCGCCGGCCGCGAAACCGGCGATGCCGGCATCCCACGCCGCGGCAGCGGAGAGGGTCCCGGTGTCCTCGTCGATGGCCGTGATCTCGACCGCGCCCACGTTCTGAGCGCCGGTGCCATCCGTGGACGAGCTGCCGATCTTCATGCCCACCGCGAAGTGCACGACGTCGAGCGGCTGGGCGAGCGTGAACGTCAGCGCCGCGGCCACGTAGGCCCCGACGCGCCCGATCGTGCCGCTCTTCCCGCGGTACAGCGCACCGGCGAGGGAGATCCCGATCGTCGTGAACATGCCGGCGATCTCGAATTCGAGACCTTCGGCCATCGTGTAGGGGTCACCCACCGCGGCCTCGAGAGCTTCGCCGTCGATGCTCCCCAGGCCGTAGTCGGAAACGCGCGTGAGCGTGAAGTCACGCTGCGCGTTCGGGTTCTTGTTCGCCTGGGCGTTGGCGAACGTCGCGCTTCGCCCGTTGCCCTGGGCGAAGTTGACCGTCTGGACGTAGTTCTTGCCGCGGAAGGTGTCGTTCTTCGGAACGAGACCGAGCAGCGGGTGATTCTCGTACGCGAGAACGGCAACGCGCTTCTCGAATACGGTCTTGAGGATCGGTGCGAAGCTGGTCAGCGATGCATTGGTCATAGCGTCCTGTGTGGACGCGAGAGCGACCGATTACCGCGAAGCGCCGAGCCCTCGAATGGCTGCGGCCAGTGCGGAAACGGTGCCCTCGCGAGTCGTGGCGGGCTGGGCGATCTGCGACCGCTCCTTTCCCGCTCCGTTCGTGAGAGTGCGGACACCGCCCCGCTTGCCGCGAGACTCGCCGGGGGATGCGCCCCGTTCGCCTGGCGTCGTGCTGCTCGGCACGCCAGCGCCTCGTTTCGCGAATCGCTTCGCCTCGCGCGCGTTGTACTCGCGCAAAATCTCTTCGTTCGTCGGGAGCCGATCCCACCCCTGGCCAGGGTGCGCAGCGTCGAGCCGCTGCAGCTCCGCGTGGATCTCGCGACCGATCTCGATCGACGCCGCGACGAACGCAGGCCCCGGGAGCGCGAGCACCACGCGCCCGCTGGTGTCGTCCTTCTCTGCGAGGAACGGGTACTTTTCCGGGTCCGCGGCCTCCGTCAGGAACGCGCGCCGCTCGTGCTCTGCCGCGGCTCGAGCGTGCTCGGCGCGCTGCTTCTCCTCGGCTTCGCGCCGCTGCTTCTCGGCCGCTTCGATCTCGACGCGCGCAGCCTGTCGCGCGCGCTCCTCCGGCGTGTCCTCCGCCAGGATCTGCTCGGTCAGCGCATTGATGTCGATTCCGAGTCGCCGGATCACCTCGCGAGGGCTCTTGCCGACAAGCCCCTTGATCTCGCGAAGTGCATCGAGCTCGGCGCGCTCCTCGCGCGTGAGGCCGATCCGCTGCTCTTCGGCGCGGAGCTCGGACATGCGCGCCTCGACCTTTTTCTGGGCCCTCGCCGCGCGCCGCGCGATCCCGCGGTACTTCTCGGTCCCGTCCGGCTTCGCTGGCTCGCCCGGCTTCTCGCCGTCGCCCTCCGCGGACGCGTCGCCATCGCCCTCCGCGGGCGCGTCCGGCTCGCCGTGCTCGGCGGGCGTCTCCTCGCCCCCGGCCTCGCGCCACGCGTCCACGATCGCGCCGCGGAGCTCCGTTGCGTCTCCCTTCGCGCTCGACTCCGACTCCGCGCCGCCGGCGCCCTCCGCGTTCGTGCTCGTCCCCTCGTCAGCCATCGGTTTGCCCCTTTCGTGCGATCCAATCCGCTTGCGCCTCACGCACCGCGGTCGCGTCGTCCTGACCGTCGAACAAGAACACCTGCCCCTTCGGGCAAAGGTGGTTTCGCCGGACCGGAAGCCCCCCGACTTCGTCCGGCGTGATCGTGTCCGAGGGGTGGACGTGAAACGCCACCGGCGTCCCCTCGAACGCCTGCAGCGCTTCGAGTAGCCGGCGCTCGGCGTCGAGCCGCGCCGTCCGCGTCGCCGGGTCCACCGTCGGGCGCGCATCGACCGTGAGGGCCCGCGCGAGCTTCGCGGTTCCTGCGAGCACCCCGAGCCTCATGCAGCCACCGGGGGCGCCTGGGGCGCGGCAGGGGGCGCGAGCGGGGCACCGTCCGCAGGGGGGGCGCCCGGGGGCGCGGGCATCATCGCCGCGGTGTTCGTGAGCCATCCGCGAAGGAGCGACATGCGCTCCTCGTCGAGGTCATCCACGATCGCGAGTTGGTACCGCAGCGCGCCCACCTTCATGCAAAGCGCCAGGTTCAGGATCGGCTCCGGCATGATCGTCGGGTCGAGATCGTCCAGCATCCGATCGATCAACGCGTCGATCGCGTCGCGCGGCGCCGTCGTGAGCTCGCTCTCACTCTCGATGTCCGGGAAGTTCATGAGCCGGAGGATCGTTTCCGGACCCCATCCGAGCGCCTGGGCGAGGCCGCTCGACACAAGCTCGGAAAGCCTCGCGAGCTTCCCCGTTGGCGTGTTCGGGAGCAGGCTCGTCGGCCAACGCTGCAGCACATACCCGTCGTCCAATCGGAGATCGGACCACGCGATCCGTTCCGTCTTCCCCTTCGGCGAGCGGTACACGACCTCGTAATCCGAATCGGCTTCCGCGAGCTCCTGACAGGTCTGGACCACGAGCGTCCCGACGTCGACGGCGAGCCCTTCGTACTCTCGCGCCTGCGGCAGGTACGCCTTGCTCGTCGTATCGTTGTACGTCTCGAGGGCCACGCCGGAAGCGTTCTTCAGCCCGGCCGGGATCTCCGCTCGAGCTGCCATGCTGGACGTGCGAGCGCGCTCGAACGCGCGCTGGTACTGGCGCTCGAGCCACGCGTACATCTCCGGCGCTACCGTCGCAGGAGCCATGAACAGTGGCGGGTTCCCGGTGAATTCACCGATGGTCCCGATTCCGTTCTGGATATGCGCTTTGTTGATCTTCGACCCGCGCTCTACCCACACCTGGAAGCCGGCCTGTTCGTGTGCGATGTCGATCGCGATAGCCGTCTTGTTTACGTTGTACTGGATCCCGACGAGCATTTCGCACACGCCGCGCCCGTAGAATCCGAACGGGCGTCGAGACCATCGCATCACGGCAATCGGGAAATTCGGACGCGTCCACTCTTCGTCCACGAGCGTGGCGCCGTCGCACACGATCACGTGCCGTCCGTCCTCCGCGTCCGGCCCGCTCGGCAGGTGCCACGACTCGATCACGACGATGACATCAGCGACGTACGTGCTGCGAATCGCCCATGGCCCCGAGGGCATCCCGGCCGCTTCGATCGCCGTCGCGTGCTCCGGCCACATTTCCGCGGCCTGACCGCGGTCCATGTACTTGACCCGGTGCATCGAGCGCGGCCGCCGGTCGTACCCGTCGACTTCGTCCACCAGGATTTCCCACGGGTGAACGCGCTCGATCTGGACCTTGCCGTGCGCCGCGAACACGTGGACGAACCCGGTTCCAAACCGGATAGCGTCGTGCGCGCAATCGGGAAACGCCTCCCCATAGACGTCGCATTCCTGAAAGACGCCGTCGACGAACCGGTTTGCTTTCTGGATTCGGCGGCGCATTTCGTACCCGCCCCCGACCGACAGGAACATGCACCGTGGCTGCGCCTGCGTGATCTCCGCGTGCAGCGTGTCGCACACGGTTTCCACGACGTTCAAGCTGAGCGGCTCGAAGTCGAGCGCTGCCCACGCATCCGCGCGGCTCCCGGGCGTGATCTCCGAAGCCGCCGAATCCGTGCAGAGGGAAAGCGCCGTCTCGTACCGGTCGAATTGCGACGTGAGATCCTCACGGATCTTCGTCACCAGCGGCCACACCGCGGACGCAGGCTCGGCGGTCCGCCAGAAACGCACGTCGCTCGGCGGGCCGAACACGGACCACGTCGCGCCCTGCGTCACGACCTACCCCCGAACGGCAGGCGCTGGCGCTTCCCCGCGCCCGCGCGGTACAGCACGTCTTCCGGCGAGCGCTCGTCATCGTCGCCGGCCGGCGCGGGGAGCGTCGCAAGCACCGGTGCGGACGCCGGCGCGCGTGTGAGGTCGATCTCGAGCGAACCGACGCGCAGCACACCCACGCCACCGGCGCGCATCGCGCCGACGAGCGCGGAGAGGTGATCCGGCGTGAGACGCAACGCGGGATCGCCGCCGTGCTCGGGCTGTGG